GCCAAGTTCAAACAGGACGTGGCACTCATGACCTACGGGGATGACAATGTGATGGGCGTAGCCCCAACCGCACCTACATTTAACCACACGGCGGTTCAAACGGTGCTTGCCGAAATTGGTGTTACGTACACCATGGCAGACAAGGAGTCCGAATCAGTTCCTTATATCCACATTAGTGATGTCGCCTTCCTGAAACGGAAGTGGCGTTACGACGAGGACGTGGGTGCGTATGTGTGCCCATTGGACGAGGATTCCATCAAGAAGTCTCTTATGTGCTGGTTGCCATCGGGCACTATTTGCCCGGAAGAACAAATGGTGGCTGTCATTCAATCAGCTATCCGCGAGTACTTCTGGTACGGCCGAGAGACTTTCGAGCGCAAGCGAGCTTTTTTCATGAAGTTCGTTACGCGCCACCCCTACTCCGCGTATGTAGGGGAAATCCCATTGCCCACCTGGCAGGAACTGTATGAACAGTTCTGGGCATCATCGCAATGCTAGGAAAACCCTTGCGGATTTGGCTGTCCGTAGGGGGGATTAGAAAGAGTCACAGAAAACACAACGAAATGAAAAGAAACAGAGTGTTGATGGGGTTGCCAGAAATACCCCACCCAATCTGCAGGAGATAGAGACTCCTGCTTATTGGTGTAATAAGTTCTCTTTACAATCCGAGGATGCGTCTTCTGACGGTATTCCTCATTCAGGGACCAGTGTGGAAGCTGCTGTAATCGAAAGTGAGACTGTTCGCTTTATCGATAACGCGGCTGGTGAAACGCTGGTACTCCCAACTACAGACAACCCGGTGGCGCGGGTAGATGACACAGATGATCTAACATTGGGTCGATTTTTCGCGCGACCCACGTTGATCCACACTCTCTCTTGGTCAACCTCCGATATTACAGGAAATCTTGGTTCATCTTTTGACCCATGGACTTTATTTTTATCTTCGGCGGCGATCAAGAAGAAGCTCGACAACTTTGCCTTTTTGCGCGGGAATCTACACTTGAAGATTTTGATTAACGGTACTCCATTTCAGTATGGGGCACTCCGGTATTGTTATTTCCCGTATGCGAGTTCTGGCAAGATTCGAGCCAATGCGGTGTCCTCTCTTCCGCTACTCATACCATATTCTCAGGTACCAGGGGTTATCGTGCAACCTCAGGCTAACGCCGGTGGTCAACTTACCCTGCCTTTCTTTTACCTGAAGAATTGGTTGGACATCACCTCGGCTGCGAGTGTGGCAACAATGGGCTCTGTCCAACCTGTGGTCTATGCGCCGTTACGCTTGGCTGTTACAGGAGGTTCCACCTCCGTGACCGTGCGTACGTATGCTTGGATGACTGACGTGCAATTAATGGGTTCCACTGCGAAACTCTCACTACAAGGTGATGAGTACGGAGTCGGACCAGTGTCGCTTCCAGCGTCTGCTATCGCTTCGGCGGCGAGCGCGTTGACCAAGGTACCGTTTTTGGGCAAGTTTGCCCGAGCTACGGAGATAGGTGCTAGTGCAGTTAGTCGTATGGCAAGCCTATTTGGCTACACGAATGTGCCGGTTATTGACGACGTACATGCACTGGTCCCTGCAGTAGCGCCTCATTTGGCATCAACGCAGATTGGACAACCTATACAGAAGCTTAGTGTTGACCCCAAGCAAGAACTTTCCATTGATTCCTCATTTCACAGTTTAGGCTGTGAGGATGAGTTAGCTCTCAGCTACCTCAAGAAAAAGGAAAGTTATTTTGGATCCACATCTTGGAGCACCTCAGACGCAGCGGGTACCCAATTGTTCAACATGCGACTGAATCCTAATTTGGATGCTAATATAGCGATCACAAATACGTCTTCTGTCACTGTCGGTTACAGGTCTTATCAGGTGCCTTTGTCATATTTTGGTCGTCTCTTTAAGTATTGGCGCGGCGACATTCGCGTGCGCGTGAAAGTGGTCTGTACCAAATTTCACAAAGGACGATTGAAAGTGTCATACGACCCCATTAGTGATATCTCTGCCGCTGACCCTCCAGAAAATGTGGTCTACACCCAAATTTTGGATATCGGCGAGCATGATGACGTCACATTTGTGATTCCATACCATCAGCCTGAAGGATGGAAGTCTATAGACAAGGGATACGTAGAGACGTCACCCAATTGGACACCTGGTAACTCGCTAGCTCCTAGATCAGCTTATGACAACGGAACATTGACGGTGCGAGTGTTGAACACACTCACAGCACCAGCTGCTTCAACAATTAATTTGTTGTTCTTTGTGTCAGGTGGCGACAATTTTGAGTTCGCCGCTCCTGCTGAAAATTTAGAGCCAGCGCCTTCAGTTTTCCCGACTATGTTCGACCTGCAGGGCGAGGACGTGACAGATGTGACCAGTACCGAGATGCTTATAGGGAC